AGGAACTGGAGGGTTTTTACCAGTGACTGTAGATTATGTATTAGCAACTGGAACTACAGTGGCAGAACTTATAGCAGCTAAGTAATATGGCTATGGGTCTAGGTATCGGTATTGGTATACCGAGCGGTGTTTTAAACTCTAACGCAGCTGGAAGTTTAATTCCTGGGCTATTATTGGCTCTTAAAGCGAGAGCTGACTTTTATGAAAATGAAATTTGCACTAAAGCTATAATGCAAGAACTTGAAAACTGTACCTCATGAGTAACTTATTAGAAAAAGCTTCGATACTACTGACGCCTACCGCGTACGACGATGGTAAAATATTAAGCGTTAAACCTGAAGAAGTTTTAGGTGAAGAGCTTGTGGTTAATGGTGATTTTAGTGATGGTTCTACTAGTTGGAATTTTGGACCTGGCTGGAGTATTGTTAATGAAAATGCTTCACATACTGGTTCTGGGAGTTATATTGAACAAGGGAGTTTGACACAGGGGGTAAGTTACAAGGTTGTAATAAATGTAACTCAAGCAAGTGGTTCAGGTTTTCCTCAAATATATATGGGAGGTTTAACTACCGCAATGACTAGCGTTGGGGTATACACTTTTAATATAGTAGCAGTAGCAAATGATAAGATAAAGATAAGAGGTCTTAATGACTGTGAAATTAGTAGCGTTTCAGTAAAACAAGAAATAGACGGTGACTTCGATTTCACTAGAAATTCTAGCGCCACAAGAGTAAACTCACAAGGTTTAATTGAAGACGTGCAAATACTTAGCAGTAACTTAGTTTCTAACGGCGATTTTTCTCAAGAGGGTTCGGAGCTGATTATAAACGGAGATTTTAGTAATGGAGTAAATAATTGGGCTCAAGGTTCTGAAGTTTCATCTTTTACTGTTACAAATGGAATTGCAACAATTCAAGGAAATGCAAGTAGTTTTAATACAAGAATATCACAATCAATAAGCGTAACAATCGGTAAAACTTATAAAATTACTGGTGAAATTAAATCAAATGACGCTGGAGATTATAGAGTTAGATTGTTTAACGGAAGTTATTTAGACATTACTAATGGTAATAATTCAGAATTTCAAACTTTTACATATTACCACAATGCTACAGCTTCAACTGCAATTTTATATTTGTCTTCATATTATTCAAATGGTAGCGCTGATTTCTCAATAGACAACGTAAGCGTTAAAGAGGTCGGACAAGATTGGACTTTATCGAGTGCTTGGAATATTGGTACTAATAAAGCTATTTTTAGTGATGCTACTGGTGGAGATATTAGAACTTCAAGCACTGTTTTTACCGCAAATAAAAAATATCAAATAAAATTAACAGTCGCTGACTTAACGAGTGGAACTGCTTTTTTTGCGTTAGGTGCTGGAGCAGCAAGTAATTTAGTTACATATGCAAATTACGCAAACGGAGAGCATACTTTTAATGTTACTGCTCCAAATAGCCTCGAATTAAGAATTTACTCTACAACATCAAGTGGAAGCTCTTACAGTATATCAAACATATCAGTAATAGAAATTACAGACGACACTAACCTACCTAGAATAAATTACGAAGGGTTTAGTTATCAAGATTCTTTAGGGAGTGAGTTGGTTACTAATGGCGATTTTAGTAATGGTTCTACTGGTTGGACTATAATTAACGGAACTGTTACAGACAAATATAATGCTTCAATGACTGCTTATCAAAGTGGAATACGAATTGCACCTTTTTCAAACACTGGCACGTTTAAAGTTGTTTTTGATTTAGTCGTTACAAGTGGTAGTTGTAAATTTGATGCTGGAGGAGTTAATAATGCTATTTTTAATACAAGTGGAACTAAAGAAATAATAGTAACAAATACAACTAAATTTGAATTTAATGCTTTCAATTTGGGTTGGGTTGGAACTTTAGACAACGTTTCTGTAAAAGAATATTTAGGTCAAGAAGTTGTACCAGATAGCGGATGTGGCAGCTGGTTATTTGAGCCGCAGAGTACGAATTTATTGACTTATTCGGAACAATTTGACAATGCTTCTTGGATAAATAATGGAGTTACTATAAATGCGAATCAAGTTGTTTCTCCAGATGGTTCATTAACTGCTGATTTATTAACGGGAGTTAGTGGCGGTTTTGGAGTTGTTAGGTTTTCAACTTGGACTTCTACAAATAAGGTTGCGAGTTGTTTTGCTAAAAAAGGAAGTACGGATTTATTTAAAATAGCCAATGCAAGTGGTGGCGTTGGTGGAGTTACATTTAATTTAGAAAATGGAACTATAACAAATGAAGATAGTGGTTTTGAGGGGGAGATTGAAAACTATGGCAATGGTTGGTTTAGATGTACTGCTATTGATACTTTAGCAAGAAGTGGTACTCTTTCTTTAGGTGTTACTGCTGCAAGTGAATCTATCTACATTTGGGGAGCACAATTAGAATCCGGCTATAAAACAAGTTATATTCCAACATCAGGAAGCACAGTAACACGTTTACAAGATGCAGCATTTGGTTCAGGTAGTTCAGATTTAATAAACTCAACAGAGGGGGTGCTATATGCAGAGATAGCGGCGTTGGCTGATAATAATATAAAAAAAGGTATTTCAATATCTAATGGAACAACTTCAAATAGAATTATTTTAAGATATGGTAACCAATCCAATAAGATAGAATATATTGTAGTTGGTGGTGGAGCAATACAAGCAAATATGAATATATCAAGTTTTAACATTTTAAATTATTTAAAAATAGCTATAAAATGGAAATTAAATTATTTTGCTTTATGGATTAATGGAGTTGAAGTGAGAACAGATACAGTCGGAATTACATTTCCAGTAGATACATTAAACCAACTTAATTTTGACAGTACAACAACCGAACCTTTTTACGGTAAAGTCAAATGTTTAGCAGTTTTTAAAGAAGCTCTTACAGATGCAGAATTAACTTGTTTAACAACAATATAAAATATGTATATATATAAAACAGTTTTTGATAGCCAAGTGGAAGGCAAGGTAGAACTTATAAACAAAGGCGTATGGGAAGAGGTAACAGAAGAAGGTGTTACTACCATGCAAAATATAAACGGAACTAAAGGTGTAGTATATATTGGTAAAGTCGTAGAGACGCCAGGAACATACGGACCTGACGGCCACGAGATAACTCCACCAGTTTATTACCCAGGAGTTGCTTACGATATAATGAGTACAGACTGGATCGACTTTGGAGCTAATGAAGTTTACCCAGGAGAAGAGTCAGCGCATTCATTTCTTGGATGGCCTAGAGATTCAGAAGTTCCAAAACCACCACCAACACCTGAAGAGGAAGAGGTAATTACAGAATAAAAAGTGTAACTATACCACTATAAATAAATCAAATTAAATAAAATGGCAAAAATTACAGACAAACAATTAGAAGACATTAACAAAGGTCAAAAAGAATTAATGACGATTGTTAATCAAATAGGTGTTTTAGAAACACAAAAACACGGTTTACTACACCAAGTAGCAGATGCTAATAAAATTGTAGAAGATTTAAAAGCTGAACTCGAAAAAGAGTATGGAGCTATTGATATTGATCTAACAACTGGAGAATATACTGAAGTTAAAAAAGATGAGTCTAATCTTAAAAAAGCTTAAGATGTCATCTATTGTAAGAAAAATAAGTATTGGTTCAGACTATAAAAATGATGCTATGCATTATTCTGTAGGTCAACAAGTCTATGGCGGTCACGAAATATCACACATACTTCTTGACGATTCTGATAACTCTTACAATATTCACATTAAGAAAAACAACGAGATAATGCCATGGAAGAAATTTAACTCTAACATGGCAATATCTGTTGAATATGACTTAGAGTATTGAAAAGTTTATACGACTTTATAGTAGAGCCATTAGGCGAAAAATACAGTAACAAAGTAAAAATAGGTGATAAAGAGTTAGTTTTAAATACAAAGATTGAAGATTTTAAATTTGTAAATAGATTAGCTAGAGTAATAGAAACACCTAAAGCTTTTAATACTGGTATTGATGTTGGTGATATAATTGTTATACACCAAAACGTGTTTAGAGTATTCTATGACATGAGAGGAGAAAAAAAGAAAAGTAGATCTTGGTTCAAAGATGATTTGCATTTTTGCGCTATAGATCAAATCTATTTATATAATAAAGGTGATAAGTGGAAGTCTTTTGGAGACAGATGCTTTATTTCACCGATAAAAGATACAGAGTCTCTAACGTTAGATAAAGAAAAAAGCCTTATTGGTATATTAAAATATGACAATAGCTCCTTAAACGCGCTAGGAATCAACTCAGGAGACTTAGTTGGTTACACGCCAAATGGAGAATGGGAGTTTTTAGTTGATGGCAAGAGATTATACTGTATGAAATCTAATGATATCGTAATTAAATATGAATACCAAGGAAACGAAGTTGAATATAATCCAAGCTGGTCAGAAAGCGGTGGAAGAATTAATCAAAGTAGCTAAAGAAGCTATTGTTGATTCAGATGACGATATATCAGCTGATAGATTAAAGAATGCTGCAGCTACAAAAAAGCTAGCTATATTCGATGCTTTTGAAATATTAAGTAGAATAGAAGCAGAGGAGAATATGTTAAATGAAAAACCAGTTGAAGTTAAAGAAGAGAAATCTTTTAGAGGCTTTGCGGAAGGGAGATCTAAATAATGTACGAGCAGACTTTATATAAAATACTTAAAGATCACGTTAAACCTAAGGTTTTAAAAAGAACTAATAGGTATAAGAAGTGGGAGTACGGTTATAACGAAGAGCACGATATGGTTGTTATAAGTAAAACCGGCGAGATAGGTGAAATTTATGAAATACAAAATCTAAAAATAGCTTTGCCAAAAGCTGAAAATGTACATACATTTGAAGATGACAGGTGGAAGCACACTGAATACCCAAAGGAGCTTAATAAAATTAAATCAGTATTTGATTGGGAAGAATACCCTTTGGAGTTTAAAGAAAAATGGTATGATTACATTGATGAAGAATTTAATAGAAGAGAACAAGGCTTTTGGTTCTATAATAAAGGTTTGGCTACTTACATTACTGGTACTAACTATATGTACTTGCAGTGGAGTAAAATTGACGTCGGGCAACCAGACTTTAGGGAATCAAACAGATTATTCTATTTATTCTGGGAAGCTTGTAAAGCCGACCCGCGCTGCTACGGCATGTGCTACCTTAAAAATAGACGGTCAGGTTTTTCATTTATGGCAAGTGGGGAAACGGTTAACCAAGCAACAATATCTACGGACGCACGCTTTGGTATACTCTCGAAATCTGGACCCGATGCAAAGAAGATGTTTACTGACAAAGTTGTCCCAATATCAGTTAACTATCCCTTCTTCTTCAAACCAATACAAGACGGTATGGACAGGCCGAAGACAGAACTTGCGTACAGAGTACCAGCATCAAAGTTCACAAGGCGTAAACTCGATTCAAACGAGAAGCTACAGGAAATCACCGGCCTCGACACAACGATCGACTGGAAAAACACAGGGGATAACTCTTATGACGGTGAAAAATTAAAACTACTAGTACACGATGAAAGTGGAAAGTGGGAGAGACCAACAAATATATTAAACAACTGGAGAGTTACAAGAACTTGTTTAAGACTTGGATCTAGAATTATAGGTAAGTGTATGATGGGATCAACATCTAATGCTTTAGATAAAGGTGGTGATAACTTTAAAAAACTTTACAATGACTCAGACGTTACACAAAGAAACGCCAATGGACAGACTCGCTCAGGATTATATTCTTTGTTCATACCTATGGAATGGAACTACGAAGGTTACATTGACTCTTATGGCTTTCCTGTATTCAACACACCAAAAAAAGAAACAGTAGGTCCTTTTGGAGATATTATAACGCAGGGAGTAATAGAGTACTGGAACAACGAAGTTGAAGGTCTTAAAAATGATCAAGACGGTTTAAATGAATTTTACAGACAATTTCCACGCACAACTAAACACGCGTTTAGAGATGAGTCTAAAGAATCTCTATTTAACCTAACAAAAATATACGAGCAAATAGATTTCAATGAAGACCTTAAAAACTCAATATCAGTTACACAAGGTAGCTTTCAATGGGAGAACGGGGTTAAAGATACAAAGGTTATGTTTGTACCAAATAAAAATGGTAGATTCAGAGTTTCCTGGATTCCACCTTTAAATCTCCAAAATCGTGTGATAATAAAGGGTGGACTTAAATATCCAGGTAATGAGCATTGTGGAGCTTTTGGCTGTGATAGCTACGATATATCAGGTACAGTTGATAAAAGAGGATCAAATGGATCTTTACACGGTTTAACAAAATTTAGTATGGAGGATGTACCTCCGAATCATTTCTTTTTAGAATATATAGCTAGACCACAAACCGCTGAAATATTTTTTGAAGATGTTTTAATGGCTTTGGTTTTTTATGGTATGCCAATACTAGCAGAGAATAATAAACCTAGATTATTGTACCATTTAAAAAGAAGAGGTTATAGAAAGTTCTCTATAAATAGACCGGATAAAAAATATAATAAATTATCAGTAACAGAAAAAGAATTAGGTGGAATACCAAATTCAAGTGAAGATATAAAACAAGCACACGCAGCAGCGATTGAATCTTATATAGAGGATTTTGTAGGTTTAAAAACTACAGGCTACGGTGATATGTACTTTCAAAGAACATTAGAAGACTGGGCAAAGTTTAATATAAACAACAGAACAAAGCATGATGCTTCTATTAGTTCTGGACTTGCTTTAATGGCTTGTAATAAAAATAGATACGCTCCGTCTGCTCCAGTTAGAAGAGAAGCTGTAGATTTAGGAATTAAAAAATACGACAACAAAGGTGTCACATCAAAAATAATAAGTTAAATGGGTATATACACTAACACCAATAGCGCTTTTCCAAGCCAAGTAGTAAGCGACGCTGAAAAAGCTAGCTGGGAATACGGAACTCAAGTTGCGCAAGCAATAGAGTACGAGTGGTTTGACCAAGGGCGATCTGGAGGTAATAGATATCTAACTAATTGGAATAATTTCCATTCGTTAAGACTTTACGCTAGAGGTGAACAGCCTGTACAAAAATATAAAGATGAATTATCTATTAACGGTGATTTGTCTTATCTTAATTTAGACTGGAAACCAGTACCTATATTATCCAAGTTCGTAGACATCGTAGTTAATGGTATATCTCAAAAGTCTTATGATATTAAGGCTTATTCTCAAGACCCTAGTTCAGTTAGAAGAAGAACTGAATACGCTAGTAAGCTTCAAGAGGACATGGTTGCTAAAGAATATTTAGATAGCTTAAAACAAACGTTAGGCATTGACTTATATCAATCGCCAAGTGGGGTTGTAGTTCCAGAATCTAAAGAAGAGCTTGAGTTACATATGCAGCTTAGTTACAAGCAATCAATTGAAATAGCAGAAGAAGAAGCTATATCAACTGTGTTTGCTCAAAACAAATACGATCTTGTAAGACGTAGATTAAATATGGATCTTACAACTATTGGTATTGCAGCTGGTAAAACTAATTTTAATACAGCTGAAGGAATTACAGTTGATTACGTTGACCCTGCTTATATGGTTTACTCTTATACAGAGGATCCAAATTTTGAAGATATATACTATGTAGGTGAAGTAAAATCTATAACAATACCAGAACTTAAAAAAGAGTTTCCTGGTATATCAGAAGAGGAATTAAAAAAAATACAAGAAACACCTGGTAACAGGCAATATATAACAGGTTGGGGTAATTACGACGAAAACACTGTACAAGTTATGTACTTTGAATACAAGACTTACCATAATCAAGTATTTAAAATAAAGCAAACAGATTCAGGTTTATTAAAAGCTTTAGAAAAGCCAGATACATTTGATCCACCTGAAAATGACAACTTTGAAAGAGTATCTAGATCAATAGAGGTTTTATATACTGGAGCTAAAGTTTTAGGAACTAATACTATATTAGACTGGAGTTTAGCAGAGAATATGTCTAGACCAATGGCAGACACAACTAAGGTTGAAATGAATTACACGATATGTGCTCCTAGAATGTATAAGGGACGTATAGAGTCTATTGTAAGTAAATGTATTGGATTTGCAGATATGATTCAGCTAACGCATCTTAAATTGCAACAGGTAATGTCTAGAATGGTACCAGATGGTGTCTACTTAGATATGGACGGTTTAGCTGAGGTTGATCTTGGAAATGGTACTAATTATAATCCTGCAGAGGCTTTAAATATGTATTTCCAAACTGGTTCTATCGTAGGTAGATCAATGACGCAAGACGGTGATATGAATCCAGGTAAAGTACCTATTCAAGAACTTAATAGCTCTAGCGGTCTTGGTAAAATACAAGCCCTTATACAAACGTATCAATATTATTTACAAATGATACGTGATGTGACCGGGTTAAATGAAGCGAGAGATGGAAGTACACAAGATAAAAACTCATTAGTAGGTCTTCAAAAAATGGCAGCTAACGCATCTAACGTAGCGACTAGACATATCAAGCAGGCTAGTTTATATCTTACATTGAAACTAGCGGAAAACGTATCTCTAAAAATAGCAGATGCTTTATATTTCCCATTAACAGCTGAGTCACTTAAAAACTCTATATCAACCTTTAATGTTGAAACACTACAACAAGTTGTTGACTTGAATTTATATGACTTTGGTATATTCTTAGAATTAGAGCCAGACGATGAAGAGCAAGCTAAGCTAGAGCAAAACATACAGGTTGCATTAGGTCAAGGCGGTATTGACTTAGAAGACGCTATAGATTTAAGACAAATTAAAAATCTTAAACTAGCTAATCAAATGCTTAAGGTTAAGCGTAAGCAAAAAGCCATTCAAGATCAAGCTAATCAACAAGCTAATATACAAGCTCAAGCAGCTGCACAAGCGGAGACTGCTGAAAAAACAGCTATGGCTGAAGTTCAAAAGCAAGAAGCTATATCAGGTTCTAAAGTTCAATACGAACAAGCTAGAACTCAAATGGAAATAAACAAAATGCAAATAGCAGCTGATTTAGAAAAAATTAAAATGCAGCAAAAGTTTGAATATGATATGCAGCTTAAGCAAATCGAAGTTCAAGCTATACAGCAAAAAGAATCAGCTATAGAAGATAGAAAAGATAAACGTAGCAAAATGGAAGCTACACAACAAAGTGAAATGATAAGCCAACGTCAAAACGATAGCTTACCTAAAGACTTTGAAAACGAACCCGATATGGGTATGCAAGCTTTCATGTAGAAAGTAAACAATTATTTAATTATATTATATTATGTCAGAAGTAAAAACAAATGAACCTGTTAAGCAGGAAGGTGAGTTTAAAATTAAAAAGAAAACTCCAAAAAAATTAACAACACCAAGCAGTGAACCTGTTAAAGTTAACATCAAAGAACCTTTAGTAGAGGTTCCAGCAGAGGTTACCAAGGTGGTAATACCAAAAGAAGATGCCATTCAAATCGGAGAAACAAAGGAAGTTCTTGTGGAAGAACCATCCGGAGATAGCACTCAGGTGGGAGAACAAGTACAAGAGCCCGTCAAAGATGCTGAAGAGTTTACACCAATCAAAGAAGTTGAAGTAGCTAAAGTAGAAGCTGAAGTTAAAGAAGCTCTAAGAGATGAAAAAGTTTTAGGTAAACAGTTACCTGAAAACATTGAAAAACTAGTTAGCTTTATGGAAGAAACTGGTGGAACAATTGAAGATTACACAAGGCTTAATGCCGATTACTCTAATGTAGATGAAAAAACATTGTTAAAAGAGTATTACAAAAAAAATAAACCTTATTTAGATAATTCAGATGTTGAACTTCTTTTAGAAGATTTTGACTATGACGAAGATCTAGAAGAGGAAAGAGATATACGTAAGAAAAAACTTGCGTTTAAAGAAGAAGTTGCAAAAGCAAAAGGTTTTTTAGAGGAAACGAAAAACAAATATTACGATGAAATCAAGTTGAGATCAAACGTAAATCCTGATTCTCAAAAAGCAATGGACTTTTTCAACCGATATAACAAGCAGCAAGAAGTAGCTGAGCAACAACATTTACAGTTTCAAGAAAGTACTAAACAACTTTTCAACGATGATTTCGAAGGTTTCGATATTAAAGTCGGTGACAAGAGCTATAAGTACAACATTCAAAACCGTGAAAAAGTTGCAGAAAACCAATCAAATATTAACAACCTTGTCGGGAAGTTCCTAGACTCAAATGGTAATGTTAGTGACACGAAAGGTTATCACAAAGCTATGTATGCAGCTGACAATGTGGATAAAATTGCCTCTCATTTTTATGAGCAAGGAAAAGCTGACGCAGTTAAAGACGTTATGAACAAATCAAAAAACTTAAGTGACACCAAAGCTAGGTCTCAACAAGGTGATGTGTTTGTAAACGGGTTTAAGGTTAAAGCTATTTCAGGTACTGACTCCTCGAAATTAAGAATAAAAACAAAGAAATTTAACTAAAAAAACAAAACAATTATGAGTTTAACTCCTCAATTTGGGTCTATTG